ATAAGTAAGATGCTGATACGTTATTGAAAATTGATGATCATATTAGAGAAAAATCACCTGATCTATTAGTGAATTTCAATCAACTTTATCAAGAATTATCTTTAAATATGAAGCACTATGACAAACAATTTGCTTCAATTGAAAAGAAATGTAAAAAAGTATTCGAATCATCATCATTGACTGAAGATGTATATAAAATGAGAGATGAAATGAAAGAAATTAAGAAAACATTAGCTAAGTTTCAAACAACAATGAAGAAGATATTTGATTAAACTGGAGAGCTAGGATTCGAACCTAGGACTTCACGCCTTAACAGGGCGGCGGTCTACCGCTGACCTACTCTCCATCAAACAATTTTTCCATTGAATACGTAGTCATCTAGTACTTCGATCTTATCACTGCAATATTTTCTAAGCATTGCAACAAAGGTAGGATCGAATTTATTAGGATTAGCCAAAATATATCCTACAACTTCTTGAGAAGGGATATTCCATTCTGGAGTAACCTTAGCCCCATCTACAGACCATAAGAAATGATCTTCGTTTTGATATGGGCTAGGACGTGTTCTTCTGCACTGAGGATAGATATGAAGAGCATTGTTAGCATAAGGCTCTTTTCTAAGAATAATATGGATGTAATACTTCCCTCTTACACCCTTATCATGATTAGCTTGTACGGCATATTCTATTATGTCTTTAAACCTACGTTCAATCTCAGGCTGAATCTCACCAATTTCAGAAGCTGCGGTCATTGCGCGAGCTTCTAACATCAACTCGCCGTAAGTTTTCGTACTATTCTGAACCATTATTACCTAACTAGTTTGGTACCACCCATGTACAAATCTTTAGGATTTGCACTAGATGCTTGCTTAGATGGTTTAATATAACCTGATTGAGTCTTACGCAATTTAGGAAGTTTTTTTATCTTTGGAGGTATCATTGTCATGATCAACCACCATGTTCTTTCATGTGCTTGTGTGCTTTCATCAGATCTTCTTTAGAATGCTTCATCGAGCGCTTCTTCTTCATCTTATCAGATTTAACTTCTTTCTTATGCTTTGGCATTTTAGCAGCCGCACATGCCATTTCTTTTTTATGCATATTACTTAGTCCCTTGGCGATTATAAGATTTCTCTAATTGCAATGGAGGTTTCCCACCTGGCGGTCTAAAACGAGGAACTGTTTTGCTTAGCTCATCATTTTTAGGCACATGCTTAGGCTTAGACAAATCCCTAGAATCTGGCATTATTTTTATACGTGACATACTTTTCTCCAAAGTAAAGCCGCTTTACACGGCTTTAAATTATTTATTCATCATCTTTTCACGAGTATAAGGACCTTTAGCAAGTGATGCGTCATCATGACGATCAATCTTTTGTCTTACTTTCTCGTATGAATTAGATGCACCTGCTGGTGGTTTAGGATCTACATTTTCCTTGATAGGGCTATAATGTGCTCCTGTATTACCTTTTCCATGTCCACCTTCTGATGTATTCTTATGACTATGACCCATAAAACCTCTTATTGAGCTTGTTGAACTGGTTGTGAAGCCTGCATCATTGAGACTTCATGTTGTCTATGACTATCTTGAATATCATGCACTAATCTAACTATTTTTTCAAAATTATCTATACCCATTGTTTGAACTTCATGCGCAGCTTTTATCTCATCAAGAGAGGCGCGAGCTAATTCAGCTTGAGATTTAGCATATTGTTCTTGAATTTGAACTTGTTCAAGTCTTAACTTACCTTCTCTTTCATGACCTAAGCTGCGATCGGATTCAGCTTTAGATCGTAAGGAATCATTAACAACTTGCTGATTCTCCATCTGCAATTTGAACTGCTGTTGCTGCTGTTCTTCTTGCATCTGCTGCTGTTTCTGAATTGCTTCAATGAGTTTATCTTTATCTTGAATAACAAGATCTTCAAGCAACTGATCTGGAGGTACAGGCAATCCATCTTTCCATAGAGTGTATTTCTGTAAGAAAGAAAGCTGTTTCGTTGTCGCTGTAAGAGGAGCATTGGTAATGACTGCATCGTATTGTTGGAACGACTTATCACGAAATTCATTTGTAGGCTGCTCTTCAATCATTCTTTGAACTTTACCATAGGTATAATTCTTTTGGATAATGGCCCAATGGAGGCGACCCGCATTGCGTTGTGACAAGTCGAGATTATCGAATAACTCTTGTAATGTGGTAAGTGCAGCACCTTGACGTAGTTGTTCTGTGATACCAACATCCGAATCTTCCGCTTGCCCCAGTAATTCTGGCGTAACACCTGCGTTGGATTGGATATCTTCCTTAAGAAATTGCGTTGCTTGGTAGTTAGCCGGGTTAATATTGGCTCCCGGTTTATCAACCAGAGATTGCAGTCTTCCTTTCTTGAAGAACCTGACTTTACCTGGACCCACTTTAAAAGCATCTGCATCATCGACCAAAGCATCTTCTTCAACGTCCACTCCTGAGAATTGCGCTGCTAATAAATCAAGCTCCAGTTGCTTTCTATAATTATAGAGATATTGTGGGTCGCGAATATTTCTAATTATGCCCTGGTATCTAAATGCATAATTGTTATTAGCCAAATCATGATAGCCCACAAAAGGAGTAAATGGGTACATATCAATACCCAGTGGATTTGGGCCATCGTACATACAAGTATTATTTAGAATGATCGCTAGATGAACCGTAGGAACTTTTTCTTTGACAATCACAGTGCGAGGATACTGCATCTTGATTTGTTTAATCTCTTCACTATTCAAGTCTGCTTCGACGGATTCGTATGTGTCAGGATCAACAATGAATGTACCCATCCGTTCAGCTTGATACCAATACTCATCCCACGCTAGGAAACCTTTACGACGAATATTATATTGCTGAGGCATGAATGTAAACTTAGTATCGAAGTAAGCCTGATCATTAAGCATATCGATATCATGTTCACGCCCGGGTAAAAGCTCTTTACATGTTTGCTTATGTAGGTATTTTCTTGTTCTAATGAACTGACAATCGGAAAGATCCATCTCACGCCAGAAGCTATCCATCATTAACATATCTGCGCTTAAACACTCTGTGCGTAGGTCTCCGCAGATAGGATCGCGTCTGTAGTCTATCCATGAGTGCATCAATGATAGTCCAGTGATTCCAGCCGCCTCTTTAAAACAATTAGATATAGTATTATAAGTGTTATCATTGGAATACGCTGATTGTAAAGCCTTGGTAGCTTGAGAAGCCGTTCTACTACTAGATCCATGAACAGGAAGGATTTGAGTAGCCTTGCGATGTTGCCTCTGTCTACCACATACCATATTCACGACAGGCATACTGTTATTGAATATGAATTTCTGATGCTCATATGAAGAGCCACCATAGAGATTCAAATAACGCTGATCACCTAGATATACTTTACGGTCGATCACTTGCTCATAAAGAAAGAGTTGCCATGCGGATAGGTTCTGCTGATATCTAGACTCAGCTTCTGCAACGATACTTGGCTTTCCGTCCTGGTAGTATCCTTCATAAACGTTAGGTACAATTTGATTTCGTTCCATTGCACCGTTTATCATACTACCTCATGAAATGTTGATTAGGATTTAGTGGGGGACGTGGTGCATGATACTGTTTTGTAGGATGTCCAGCCTGCATTTTAATATGATCTAGTCTGTCTTTTGTCATTGTCTGCATTGCTGTTCCAAATGTTTTAATACCCATACATGCATAACGCATTGCATCAGCTCCATGTGACCATTTATCGTGACATGGAACATCATTATAAACTTTTAATATATCATTATATTTTTTTCTGTAAAAGTCTAGGCATTTGATACCATGAGAAGCATGGATTTGATCGAAGGAACAGAAAGGAAATAAAGACCTAACCATATTGATTCCCTCATCAATTGGTCTTCTCTCTAAAATATCGGCTGTAAAGCCAAGTTTTCTAGCCGCTTCTACCCTGCTACCTGATGCTCCCCATTCGGTATTATTCATGTCATGAGGAAAGAAGTGACGACCCCACATGATGTCATGCTTTCTCTTCCATTCATCTAAATAACGACAGTAATGCTCTATTTGTTCCCCATGATTTTCATAGTAATGAACAAAATTGTATTTACCATTCTCTAACGCCTGAA